CGAGCCGATGCACTTCCTATTTGGCAACCCCACGAGGCGCCGCGGGGTGTTCTATGACGTGGTATTCAGCGGCGGCGGGAAGCGGTGGAAGACGTGGATTATCGACGCCCGGCAGTGCCAATTCCCGAACAAGGCGCTCATTGCCGAGCAGCTCGAGGACTGGGGCGAAGACTCCGACCGCTTCCGCGTGCGTGTGCGCGGCCTCCCGCCGAATGCGGAAGATGCGCAGTTCATCGATACCGCTCGCGTGCATCAGGCGCAGAAACGTCAGGTCGTGGTGTTAAAGGATGAACCGCTCGTGGCGGGCTGTGACCTCGCCTGGGGCGGATCGGACAGTAACGTGATTCGGTTCCGCCGCGGTCGGGATGCGCGCTCGATTCCCGCGATTCGGATACCTGGCGAACTGACCCGCGATCCTTCAGTGCTGACGAACCGGCTGGCCGATGTGCTGAAGACGACGTATGACGGGCAACAGGTCCGCATGCTGTTTCTGGATTCGGCCGGGATTGCCGGCGCCGTAGGGTCGCGGCTGCGGGCGCTCGGGCATCACAACGTCATTGAGGTAAACTTCGGTGCGGATAGCCCAGACGCGAAATACCGCTACTTCCGTGATTTTATGTGGGGGATGCTCAAGGACTGGTTGTTGGTGGGCGCGATTGACGCCTCGCCACGGCTTGAGACGGACCTGACGGCGCCGGGCATCCGTGAAGAACTGAAACAACGGGTGTGGTTGGAGTCGAAAAAAGAGATGAAAGCGCGGGATGTGGCGAGCCCGGATGAAGGGGATGCGCTGGCGCTGACGTTTGCTCAGCCGATCGCGCCGGCGCCGCCTCCCGTCCAGACCTATCGCGCGCCGAGTGCGTGGAATTAAAGAAGGAAACGTCCATGATAAAAGTCGTCTGCGATCTCTGCGGGGTAGAACTCCCCAAAGGCGTCGCCCCCTACATCCTGACCCTCACCCGAGACACCGATCACGCCGCCGGGTTGGTGATCTTTCGGGCCGAACTCTGCCAGAACTGCAAAGACCTCTTGGACGAGTACAAAGGGACGTGTCGGTTTCAGGGTGGGGCTGATCAACTCCGCGAGCACTGGGCCGAGATGGCCCGCCTCGATGCGACGCTGACCCACGAGATCAACGGCATCCGGGTGAGTGCCGCCGAATACGAGGCGCATCACAAGACCATCCCGCTCGTCTCAAAATAGACCACACGTCCTATAACAGCACATTCGCGTTGACAGTGTGCCGAAATGGGTCGATACTGGCCCCTCCATGCGCCTCGTGGCTGATCTCGCGGTCCTCGCGCTCGTGGCGTGGCTCTCGCTCTGTGCCCTACCTTTGCTCATTCGCCTGCGGATTGGCCGCTAAATGGGACAGGCCGCCCGGTTGAACCCGCGTTCGTTTCAGGGCCGTCCGACGCTCCAAAACGATGAGTTAGGCGCGCACTTTGACCGCTGTGTCCGGCAAGCCCGTTTAGAGCGCTTCTGTCGGAGTTTTCGCACCCGCGCCGAACTCGACACCTACGTCACGGACTACGCCTTGCCGGCCGATCAATACGCGCACCTGATCCGGACGTGGGAGGCGCAGCACGCATGATCTGGCTGCTCGGCTTCACGGTGGTCGGGCTGCTGCTCGTGATCGGCGCGGGGCTCGCGGTCTGGCGCGGGATTCGTCGCACCGGCCCGACATGGCCTCCAGTAGGGCCACAACAGCCATGACGTGTCCTTCTTGTGGCGGGCCGGGGAGCGATCAGGGCGATCCGCGCTGTGAACGCTGCGGGCTGGATCTGGCGCTCGGCCTGTTACGCGCCGGCAAGCAGAAGCACCTGCAAGGCGTCGAACGGGCTGAGACGATCGCGCGTATGCAGGCGCGGCTGCTGGTGCTAGATGCGTTGGCGCGTCACGTGACTCCGGTGATTCATTGAGCGGCTGGTGTTCGGATCCGCATCTCTTGGACGCGCTCGGCGCTTCGCGGTGGTGTCGAGATCAGATTAAACGCCTCCCGAAGTGGAAGACGGACATGGGGCCGGCGGTCTATTGGAGTGCCCGATGGGCCGCCCATTGGGCGATGCGGTCGCGGGCGTGGGCTGACCGATGAGCGACGACCGCGATCCCATCCGCACAGGCCCGAACGCCAAACTGCTCGAAGAAATCCGCACGCGCTTTGATTACGCTCGCGATGAATGGGCCGATATTCGGTCAGAAGCCCAAGAAGATATGCGGTACGTGGGCGGAGACCCCTGGGATCCGAAGGATCGCGCCCTTCGTGAGAAGAACGGCCGCCCCTGTATCACGCTGGACGAACTGAGCCAGCACTTCAATCAGGTGATCAACGGCGTGCGGGCGAACAAACGCGCGATCAAGTTCTCCCCGACCGGCCGTGGCGCCTCCGAGAAGTCTGCCGCGTGGTATGCCGACAAGACGCGCGAAATCGAGTATCGGAGTCACGCGCAGCTCGCCTATACGACGGCCTTTCAGGATGCGGTGCATCGCGGCTACGGGTTTATCCGGCTCACGACGAAGTTCGTCTCAGAGTTCTCGTTCAAACGGGATCAAGAGCTCTGGATCGAGCCGATGCCCAACCCGGATCTCTCCTTGCCCGATCCGGACGCCAAGCGCCCCGATTCCAGTGATGCCAAATTCTGGTTTGTCGAAGAGGAACTGACCCACGACGAGTTCCAGATCGCCTATCCGAAGGCCAAACTGGTCGATTTTACGCCGCTGATGCGGACGTATCCGCGCTGGTTCTCGTCCAAGAAGGTCACGACGGCCGAATACTGGACGGTCACGAAGGCCGATCGCCTGCTCTTGTTGATGGCACCGCTAGGCGGCCTTGAGCCGATCGAAGTGTTCGAGGACGAACTGGAGCAGATGCCACCTGGCGCGCAGAAGATTGACGAGAAGGTCGTCTCCTATCCGCGCGTGCGGCAATACATCACCAACGGCGTCGAAATATTGGCGCAACGGGACTGGCCTGGGAAGCGGATCCCGATCATCAGTTGTTACGGGATGGTGCTCTACGTCGGCGGGACACGTCGGCTGCTCTCGATGACGCGGCTCGCCCGCGATCCCTACATGCTCTACTGCTGGGTGCGGGCGAAACAGGCGGAAATCGCCAAGATGACCGCGCTGGCGCCCGTGCAAGGCTACGAGGGGCAGTTCCGGGGCCATGAAACCGACTGGCAGGAAGCCTCAGACATCCCGAAGGCGTTCCTCGAGTTCCGTGGTCTGACGGAAGCCACGGGGCAACAGGTGCTGCCGCCGCCCTCGCGCATCGAATACAACGCCGGGGAACATCTCGCCGGCTTTGAAATGTTCGCGGAGGCGTCGCGGCGGGCCATCCAGAGCGCGATGGGCAGTTCCCCGCTGCCGACGCAAGCGCAACGGCGGAACGAGAAGTCCGGCGTGGCGTTGCAACAGATTGAAGACACCGCGCAACGAGGGAGTTATCACTTCAACGATCACTACGACGACATGATTCGCTGTCTCGGGATCCAGATCGAAGACGTGATGGACAAGGTGTATGACCAAGCGCGCAGTGTCGGGACGATCCAGCCGAACGACAACGCCCAACTGACACGCATCAACGATCCGGCCGATCCGAAGGCGATCAGCACGAGAGGCGATCATCAAGTCACGGTGTCCACGGGGCCGTCCTTCGATTCGGAGCGCGAGGCCGACAAAGCGCTCGCGGAAACCCTCATGGCGTCGCCGTTTGCCCCGCAGATTGCCGATCTGGTGATCAAGCTCGGGGGCGGGGGACCGATTCGCGACGAAATCGCCGAACGGCTGACGCCGCCGCAATTTGCGAAGCGGCCGGATGGGGAACAGCCCTCGCCGGGGGAATTGCAGGCGCAGGCGCAGCTCCAGCAGATGCAGCAGGTCATGCAGGAAATGGGGCAAAAGCTCCAACTCGACACGGTGAAAACGGAGAGCGCCGAGAAGATCAAAGCCGCCGAGCTCCAGATGCGCGCGCAGGAAGCCGAGGCCAAGAACGCGCTCGAGCGCGAGAAGATGCGGCTCGAGTTTCAGCAGCAAGTCGAGCTCCAGAAGATGAAGGACGCGACGGCGCTCCAGACGGCCTATATCGCCGCGAACAAGCAGGCGGAATCGGAAGCCCAACGCGCGGAATACGAAGCCATTGCCCTCGAGCGCGAACAACGTCACGAAGCCTATCAAGCCGAACGCGATCGGCAGCATGACGAGCAGATGGCGCGGGTGAACCAGACCCACGAGGCTGTGTTGGCGCAGTCCAAGGCGACGAAAACCCGCAAAGTCACCAAGGATGAGAACGGGCGGATTGTCGGGATGACCGAGGAAACCTCCGCATGATGCGAGCACTCGTCGCGCTGAACGCCGAGGCGGATGCGGTCTGTGCGTTGCTCGATGGAGGCACGCTGGAACTCCTGTCCGGCACGCCTCCCGCGAGTCCGACCACGGCGATCAGGGCTCAGACACGCCTCGCGCGGCTGCGGTTTCAGACGCCCGCGTTTCAGCCAGCCCAGCACGGTTCGGCCGTCGCCTATCCCTTAGTGCCAGACATTGCCGCCGCGGCTGGGGAACCGACATGGTTTCGGGCTGTGCGTCCAGACGGCACGCCTGTGTTCGATGGCACGATTGGCGCCGGGAAGGCGGATCTGGCGCTCAGTAGCGCGCGGCTGGTCGCGGGGAGCACCGTGCGCCTCGCCGACTTGACCTACGTGGCGACGAGGTAACGCATGGCATGGACCACGGCCGATCTGATCGAGAAGACGCGGAAAGACCTCGGCTTGCGTCTCGTGATTCGCTACAGCCGCGATGACAGCGCCGAGACGGTGACCGAGACGGTGACGGTCACGGGAGCGCCGAATGTGCCGGCGATGGCGGCCGCGGGATTGGCGCGGCTCAACGCACTCTTGACGGCGGAACAGGCATTGAGCCTCGGTGCGATCACCCTGCCAGGTCCACCAAAACCCCCTGATCCGCCGCCAGATCCGACACAGGACGAACTCGACCGACAGGCGTTTCTCGCGGCCTATCAGGCGTATCGGGCGATGCAGCGCGCGGTGAAAGACGGGATCACCGCGGCGGATGCCGCCGAGGTGGTGCAGGCAACGACGGCGATGAAGAACGCATTTAAACCTGGCTACGAGTCGTTAATTCCCGCGCTCTAAGGAGGCAGGGCCATTTCTCAAACGTACTACACGCCGTTCGATGTCGCGGCGGGGCAAACGAGTGCCGGGCCGCATGCGAACTTCCCCGCGCTGATTCTGGTCACCGATGCGCGGTTCAAGACGACGGGCAACGGCGGCCATGTCGCGGATGCCCAAGGCGATGACATTCGCT